GAAAGTGTTGACACTATTGTTATGAATCAAATCAATGCTATCGATAGTTCAGCATACGACAAAAATTTATTATTGGATATCTATAAAGATCTATGATCAAAATTAAAAATCTAACTGTCCGTAACTTCATGAGTGTGGGCAATCAAACCCAGGCCATTGATTTTGACAAAGGACAGCTTACACTTGTATTAGGTGAAAACTTAGACTTAGGTGGAGATGACAGCGGTGCTAGAAACGGCACAGGCAAGACCACTATTATCAACGGTCTCAGCTATGCTATCTACGGGCAAGCATTGACCAATATCAAACGTGATAACCTTATCAACAAAATCAATAGCAAAGGAATGTTGTGTACTGTAACCTTTGAGAAAGATGGTATTGAATATCACATCGAACGTGGTCGCAAGCCCAATGTTTTAAAATTTAGTATCAACGGTCAAGAACAACAACTTACCGACTTAGATGAAAGTCAGGGAGATAGTCGTGAGACACAAAAAGCTATTGAAGAAATGATCAATATGAGCCATGAGATGTTCAAACATCTTGTAGCTCTAAACACTTATACTGAACCGTTTCTAGCAATGAAGGCGGGCGATCAACGCAATATTATTGAACAGTTATTAGGTATTACATTACTTTCTGAAAAAGCAGAAGCACTTAAAGAACAAATTCGATTGAGTAAAGATAATATTCAAACAGAAAATACAAGAATCGAAACAGTCAAAGCTAGTAATGCACGTATTCAACAAAGCATCGATGCATTAGAAAGAAAACAAAGCATCTGGGACGACACTAAAGAAAAAAATATAGAGAATTTATTAAAAAGTGTTGACGTATTAAGTCATATTGATGTAGAAGCTGAGATTGCCGCACACAAAGAACTAGCGGCATTTAATCAAAAGCGTAAAGACATCGACGATTTAAACAAAGCTATCAGTCGTGCAGAGTTAGACGAAGCACGAGAAACAAAACAAATCGAAAAACTTAAAAAAGAAATCAAAGATTTAGAAGATCATAAGTGTTATGCATGTGGTCAAGACCTACACGACAGCAAACATGAAGAAGTATTAGAGTCTAAAAAGAAATCGTTGCAAGAATCCGCATTACAAGCATTATCAACTAATTCGCAATGGATTGAACTTACTGACGCACTTAAAGAACTAGGTGAATTAGGCACATGCCCTAAGGTGCAATATGATACTTTAGAAGAAGCACTTAATCACAAGAATACAGTTATTAGTTTAGAGAAAGATTTGATTCTAAAAGAAGCCGAAACTAATCCTTATCTAGAACAAATTGAAGAGTTACGAAAGACTGCTGTACAAGAAATTGATTGGGAAGCAGTTAACGAGTTAACTAGAGTCAAAGAACATCAGGAATTCTTGTACAAACTTCTTACAAACAAAGATTCGTTTGTGAGGAAGCGTATTATTGATCAAAACTTAGCATTCTTAAATCAGCGTCTAACTTATTATCTTGATAAAATTGGATTGCCACACATTGTTGAGTTTCAAAACGATTTGAGTGTTATTATTACACAGTTAGGACAAGATTTAGACTTTGATAACCTGTCACGGGGTGAACGTAATCGATTAATTCTTTCTCTAAGTTGGGCATTCCGTGATGTATGGGAAAACTTATATCATCCTATTAATTTACTGTTCATCGACGAACTTGTAGATTCGGGCATGGATTCAAGCGGGGTGGAATCTAGTATTGCGGTGTTAAAGAAAATGACCCGTGAACGTAATAAGAATGTATTCTTAATTTCTCATAGAGACGATCTAACTAGTCGTGTTAATCACGTACTTAAGGTTATTAAAGAAAACGGATTTACTAGCTATTCAAACGATGTGGAGATTGTTGCTTGACAACAGAAGCGCACGATAAAATGATTGCTGCTTTTCAGGAATATTTTAAGTGGCAAGAAAGATTTGAATACAAAGGCTCAGACGAAGCAGGCATTAAGGCACGATATTGGCTATCAGAAATACGCAACGAAGCATCAATTAGGCGAGTAGAAATACAAGAAAAACGAGAACAACGCAAGAAATCCAGAAAAGGCATGATAGGCAGACCGCCCAAGGTAACTAAATGAGTGCAATGGACGTATCAAAATCAACCCGTAAATGAAATACCAGAAGGCTATATTGGCTTTGTTTACATAATCACGAACACCGTAACCGGACAGAAGTACATAGGCAAGAAATTAGCACAATTCAAACGTACTAAACCCCCACTCAAAGGCAAAAAACTTAAAAGAAGAAGCACAGTAGAAAGCGATTGGCGAGAATATTGGGGTTCATCTGATAGGTTAAACGCAGACGTCCAAACATTAGGTCCGGAAAACTTCACAAGAAAAATACTTTACCTTTGCAAATCCAAGGCAGAACTAAGTTATTTAGAAGCAAGAGAACAGTTTGAACGCAGAGTTTTAGAAACTGATGACTATTATAATGGCATTATAAACGTCAGAGTCGGCGGTTCAAACATACTTAGACAACGTCTTTTAGAACAATCTCAGGCAAAATAAAGCGGTATTTTCAGCTGGCGCAGGCTTAATTTCGTGCGCTCTAAACCTGGATCTCGGATCTCAGGGACGGAAATCCTTGCCGCAAAGGTGCTTAACCACTACCCGAAAGGATGACGATCGCTACTAAGACCTGCGATTTGGTTATTTGAATAGAAAAACAAGGCAAAAAGAAGGGAGAGAAACCCTTAGGTTGATACGTATGTTAGCGTATATGTATTGATCCACCGTCATATTGACTGAGCTCGAGGTACCGGATGACCGCCTCTGTAATTGCTTTAACGCTAAGTGTACTGTGCAACTCGCATAATGCTTCTTGACCCGTAAAGGGTCAAGTGTGACTGAACAATCTGCATAATACTTAACGTGCTTCGCACTTAATATTATATCTCTAAAAGAAAAAATGCGTTGAGCGTTAGCGAAAACGCTAACGAGCTCTGCTCGTTAATAAATATACTACAACATTCGGAATCCAACAAATGCGTATAAATGATATTTTAATCGAAAACAAACAAGTAACTGAAGCTCCTTTAGGTATGCTCAGTAAACTAGGACATGGGGTTAAAAGTGCTTTTGGTAGTAGTAAATCAAAAGGCGTTTTAGCTACAGGCAATGCTTCTAATCAATTAAAAAAAGATTATATGGCAATGTTGGGTTCAACTGGCCAAGAAGCGGAAAGTGATAATCTAATAGCTTTCTTACAAAAAGCAGGATATCCTGTAGATCGAGTTAAACAAACATTGGGTAAGGCACAAGCTGAACCTATTGAGCCTACTATGGATCCTGAGAATCCGCCAGCAGCTGGCGCTGTTCAACCAACACCTGCAACAACTCGACCACAAGGTGGCGGTAAAGTTTCTGGACAACAGAGTCAAACTCCTAATGCTATCCGTCAACGTGACAGTCGTAATGCCAAAGCTACTACAGGTGGGGCCGGGGCATTTAACCAAATGACCAAACAGCTTACAACACCCAATGATGCTGCTGCAAAAGTAACAACAAAACCTACACCTGTTACAACAACTCCTGGTTCTGCCGATCCAGGCGGTGCTGTTGATAATTTCAAACAGCAAATGGCCAATAACACCGAACTTGATCGTCAGAGAAAACAAAAAGAAATAGACCAAGGCAACACAACTTCGAATAAAAATAAGGCGTTAGGTCCAAAAGGCCGTGAGACTCTTGGACGGTTAGGCAAACAAAGCCAAGTTAGATCTAGCGGTAAGCAAGGCACATTGGATCTAAACAGTCGTCGACATTCAGGTAATAGTATCATTGAAGCACTTAGTGATAAACAAATCGATGCTGCGTTCTTGATGGCAGTTCAAGATAAGGCCAAGGCCGGCGGTAGTAGTCAACCAAGCAGTCAGTCTGCTCCTGCGGATAGCGGAGGTAGCGGAGGTGGGTCAAGTGCATTAGGCACATTGGCTAGATCAGCTATGGGATTGCGTTCAAGGTCTTCTGGTGGTAGTGATACTACAGATAGCAGCAGTCCACTAGATGGTATTGATCTAGCCGCGTTGAAAGCGGGATTAACTAACGCAGTTAATGATAGACCTGTAGACAGATCTGCTAAACAAGAAATTCAAAAACTAATTAAACAACTTTAAAAGAACGGTAGTCCTGATTTTTTAGTTGTTTCTAAATTTTCTTTAATGATCTCTCCGATGATCATGCGTTCATCGTTTGTTAAATTAAGGACGTCTTGATAGCTCATGCCGCGCATATACCAGCACATCTTCAAGAGATCTTTCTTGAGCTCCTGTCCTTCTTTTTCTAATGCCTTAACATACTGTAGGATCTCCGGACGGGAGAGATTTAAGATCCTACTCCGAAAAAATTTGTTTGATCCATTGTCAACTCAACATCAAATGTAGTTTCACATTCTTGACAACTAACTGTTTGAGCTTTTAGAGCAATCTCATCTTTTAATTTAGTAATGTGTTCATTAATACCGTTGAATACCGCTGTTGGACTGTTGTTAACAAATTCTTGAATTTGTTCTTGATCAGTTACAAGATCAGTTGGTGTTTGAATACTGGTGATACAACCAGTAACAATGTCAACGGTAAGCTCAGTTAGTTTGACAAAAC